TTCCGGGGACACCATTCACACCGCGTTCACCGCAAGGTATGTTCGCCGTAACGCTTCAAGAACTTATGGCCTTTATGGACACTATATAATGACACCTGATTTTGCATCTTACGTAGAAACACTCTGGGAAGCTTTCATGCTGTCGGACTATCCGGCTGTCCCGATCTATTTTGACAACGCTGACGCGCCTGAGAATACTGTTGAAACATATGCAGTTATCCACATCATGGCTTCCGAAGATGTCATGCCGATAAACACCGGGATCAACGCGAAGTCCCGTAATGTTGGCGTGATACAGGTTGACGTGTTCTCTCCCGTAGACATTGGTCCGGGCGTTGCACACGGCATTGCGAATGAATGTGGCCTTCTTTTTAAGCGCCGCGTAGCGGCTGTGACGAACGAAGGAACTGTGACTTTTAAGGATCATTCCGCCACCTCGCGCGGACAAATGGCAGGCAAGTTCAAGTATATGATGCGTGTCCCGTACCGATATGACTTCAAACAATAGCATTGACACGAATCATATAATGCTTTAGTGTGGCCCGTTTGCCTCAGACTCCTTGACTTTTGGGAGGATTTTGCGTAGGGTGCCGTTACATAGGTGACTCTTGTTGCCTGAAATCTTTTGAGATATCCGGGTGGCGGGGCCTCCCCACGCAAATTTAGGAGACCGTCCTTTGTCCTTTGCTGATGCAAACCGCGCACAAATTCGATACATCGAGGAATCAACCTTTGGTGTAACCCCTGCGAGCGGGACGACGCGCGAAGTGCGTCTGACCTCTTCCTCGCTAACCGCAAACAAGGAAACTGTCGTTTCCGACGAACTCCGTGCTGACCGCATGGTGTCCGATATCGTTGAAGTTGCTGCTTCTTCGGGGGGCGACATTAACTTTGAATGGTCCTCTGGACCGCAAGATGAATTCCTTGCCGCATTCCTGCTTTCGCAGTGGGAACGCCCTATGACAATGGACTTCTGGGAAGGTATCGTCCTTTCCATTGCGACGTCAAGCACCATTGTTGTCGGTGGTTCTGACATCACCTCCTATATTGTTGATGGCCGCACGATCAAACTTTCGGGTTGGGCTGACGGAAACAACAACGGGTACTTCACCGTTTCTGGCACAAACTTCGCTGGTGGTAACACCACGATCACTATCGTAGAAACGACTTTGGTCGCCGAATCTGGTACTGTCTCCGCGCGCGTCTACGATGCGAACGATGTTATTCTTACCGGTAATACGAGCATTTCCGCAGGAGCCACAGGCTTCGACGGTAACGCAACTGATCCTTTCGCTGCGGCAATCGCGGCAGGCCAACTTCAAATCGGTCAAAAGATTTTCGTTGAAGGCCTTGGTATTGAGACCGGAACCTTGACCGGTACCGATCCTAATGCGCTGGCTACGTCGTCTGTTACCATCAGCGATGGTGTCAACTCTGCGACGCTGTTGGCTGGTACAGACTACGTTGTTGGTACTGATGCTGATACCGACCTCGCGGCACTCACCGCAGCAATCAACGGGCTGCGCTTCTTGACGCTTAGCCCTGTCAACGTTAAAGCGACCCACAGCACAGCCACTGACGTAATCACCGTAACGAACTTGAACTTGACTGGTGGCAGCATCGTCGAGACAGTTGCCGACGCAAACCTTGCAGTCGTTGACTTCACAGGTGGTGTTACAGGCTCGCGCGGGTTCTTTACAATCACGTCACTTGCTGACGATCTGATTGGCACTTCACCGGCTCCGGCAGTTGTCGCGGCGGGTGATCCAGTTACAATCAAGGGTTCACACTTGAAGAACCCCGGTGTTGTTTCAGATATCGCACAGCGCTACTTCTCAATCGAAACTGCCTTCCAAGACGTCAGCCAATTCATGGTACAAGACGGTATGGTTCCGGGTACATTCTCTCTTGAGATTGCTACCGGCGCAATCGTAACAGGCACAATCGGTTTCGAAGGTCGTGAAACTGAACTGGTACAAACGTCGCTTTTGGGCCTCGCTCCGTACGAAACTCTGGTATCCCAACCGGGTGACGTTGTGAACGCGACAACAGACGTTGGCAACCTTGTCAAGGATGGCTCACCTCTTGCAGCCTGCATCCAATCTCTATCGCTAACTGGCGAAGCGAGCTTGCGTATGCAGAACTGTGTTGGTTCCAAGTTCCCACAAGGTATCGGTACTGGCCGTTTCAACCTCACTGGCTCCATGACAGTCTTCTTCGAAACGCAAGAATTGTTTGAAGACTTCATCAACCACGATACCGTGTCTCTCGAATTCACGATCACAGATTCAGAAGGTTCCGTTTACTACTTCGGTATCCCTGCATTCAAGCTGTCGCAAGACGAAATTTCTCCGGGCGGCATCGACCAAGATGTCTTCGAGAATATCGAATTCACAGCGTTCCGTGACGCAACGACAAACACAATGCTACAAATTGACCGCTTCTCTCCGAACGACGCAGTCTAAACTGACTTTTTGTGGGGCGACTTAGGTCGCCCCGCAGTCTTACCCGACATCTTGGTACACCGAGATTCGCCATGGCGTAGCGTGCGGATTGGTTGTCGGGGCCGATTCGCACGCACTTAACCCCGACGAGGACTAATATGTCTGATGATAAAAAGACAGCGACTCCCGCTGCACTAAACACAAACATTCACGCAATTTTCGGTACTATCGAAAGCCTTGAAGAGCAAGGCGCGTGGGTAGACGTAAACGATTTTTACGGCTTGAAGGTCAAAATCCGACGCCTTCGTTCTGACTCTGTTTTGAAAGAGTTCGAAAAGATTGTTCGCGAAACATACGGCGAGGGCAAGCTGCGCACCCCGGACGACCTGAACGGTGCACAGTCAGACGAGATTCTTCGCCGCCAATTGTCTCAGGCAGTCCTGATTGATTGGGTTGGCCTAAAAGACGCTGAGACGGGCGAAGACATTCCGTATTCAAAAGAGACGTCCTACCAGTTGATGGGCGTAAAAGATTTCCGAGAATTCATCTACCAAGCCGCGAACGAACGCGCCACCTTCCGCGAGAAAGCGGACGCGGACGCGGTAAAAAACTAACAGAGTTCCTGCGCTGGTCGCTCGAAGACGGCGACCCTAAGAAGGCTGGCAAAGAAGCGTGGCTCCAAAAGCTCCGCGACGAAGGCAGCACGAAGCTCACCAAAGAGCAGGCAAAGCCGCAGGAACCAGCCCCTGTCCTATTCCCTGATATGATTTGGGTATGGTCTGCGTTCTGTTTTCTGTCAGAACGACGCGGTGTTGGCCCCAATGGCCCCGTCCCAATAACCGTAGAAGCTATGAACGCGTACGCGACGTTAACGAATCGCCGTGAACGCGTGTACCTTGATCAAATGCTGACATTTGTGCCAGCCCTTGACCGTGCGTACATGAAAGATTTCTACGATAAACAGGCGGCAGAAATGGAAAAGCAGCGCAAGAAGTCCCAACAAGGTGCGCAACGTGGCGGCGGTATAAATCGCCCTCCGCCAAATAAGCGTAGATAAAAATGGCAGAAACCCACGAACTCAGATTGAAAATCAACGCTGCGGCGGCTCGCGCTGGCGCACGTGAATTCGTTGCGGCAATTAATTCAATCAAACGTGCTGTACGTGATCTTGACAGAGATAGTCAAGGCGCATTCGCTCGCCTAAAGAAAGGCCTCAGTGGTATATCTGGAAGCGCGAAGGTCAAGCTCAATATTGTTGACCGTCCAGCGCTCCGCAATCTGGAATCTTACGCACGCCTAACACAGCAAGCTGTGAAGGCTACAGGTAACACAAGCCGCAGCGCCGCCAATCTGGCTGGACGCATGCAGATGTTGTCGGCATCCTACGCATCCGCGCGCGGAAACGCTGACGCGCTGAATTCCTCTGTGACGCGCCTCAACTCGTCTCTGGGGCGTCAGGCGTCACTAGCAGGCAAAGGGACCACAGTACGCCCTACAGCGAGCGGTGGCGGGGGTGGAGCAAGCTCTGCATCCAGCAAAGCCAGCGGACAAGCAGTAGCGGATCAAGAACGCGTCGCACGCGCTGTTGAAGTCACGCGACTTCAAGTCGAGCGCCTGTCCACAGCATTCCTAAAAGTCGGCAGCTTCAATAGCATTTCCACCATTGGCCGCGCCTTTCGTGATTTTCAAAAGGACGTAAGCGGCGGCACACGCAGCGCCGAAGATTTCAACCGCGCACAAGCTAGAATGTCCAGTGCGGTAACAAGCGCGCAAACCTCACTGGTGACGCTGACGTCCAAGACCCGCGACCAAGCGCGCGCCTCTCGCGAGGCGGCAACCGCTGCACAAAGCCGCGAACGCGCCATCCTACAAACAGCCAACTCGATGCGAACAGCAGCGGAAGCAACCGCTTCGCTGACTAATCGTTTGAAAGCAGTGGGTGACGCACGTGGTGTCGAGCAACTAAGTCAAGCGATGAACAGACTTCGCAGCACGATTGGCGGGACTGTACAAAGCACGCAACAAATAAACGCAGCCATGACGACG